CGGAACAAATTCCATATTGTGCCAAGCTTCGAGCCGTTTGGGAAAAGGTAATTGAACATAACAGCGGTGTGAAAGGTGTAACCTATCTTTTATTTAAGGCTTTCAATCAACTATATAAAGATCGCTTTAAAACGTACGAATCCTTTTGTACGATTAAAACGAAAGCAAAAGCAAATATCAACAGCGTGGTTATTGATACTCGCTGGTTTAGAGAGCAACATTCTTCTTTTGATTTACAGATTCAGCTTTGGGCTAAGGCTCTTTTAAGTGACCCTGTTAATAGCACAGCAAGATCAATTTGGCGATCACTTGCTGAAATTTGCAAAGAAAATAAAATTGATACTCCATCTTACTCATGGGTGAAAAAGTTTGTCCGAAAAAACGAGAGTAATATTGAAATTTATACCTCGAAATACGGAACCGAAAAGGCCGAAAACAATCGTAAGCCATACGCAAAAATAATTTGCGCCAAGCAAGCAGGAAGTCAATGGCAAATTGATGGTTGGGATTTACCATTCTATTACAAAGGCTTCGAAAAGCTGATCCTTTTGGCGGTTCGGGACGCGCACAGTAAAAAAATTGTTGGCTATAGCATAGGCGAAAGTGAGAATACCCAAGTTATACTTGAAGCTTTGCAAGATGCTGTAAAGAATACTGGGTTTATTTCGTTCGAGATAGATTCAGATAATCATTCGTTTAACAAAACCAAAGAGTCGAGTTATTTTAAAGAGGCACTTGAAAAATTAGGTGTTACTTGGACGGTTGATAGTAACCCTAAAAGAAAAGCGATCGCTGAAAGATATTTCAGGCATTTGGGGGAATTGTATTGTAAGAAATACCCGGGATACATTGGTCAGGGTATAAAAACCAAAGAAAAATCTGGAAGACCCTCACAAGAATATATCGACAAGTTTACAAAAGCAGGAACGTGGCTTTCTAAAGAGGAAATAAAACTGATCGCACTCAAAGCAGTATACGATTTCAATAATACGACTCTCACTAAGCTTTATGGAATTACCCCAAACGAGGCACATGAAAAAAGTGAAAAACCTCATGCCATTTCAGTTGATATTTTTGAACGGGTGCGCTTGTTCACTAAGAAAGCAAATCTCAAAGTAATTCGCGGACAGATCAATTTAACCCGCTCGGGTATTACTTACGAATATCAATTAAGTGCCGAACAGTACGGTAAGTTGAATACCAAAAACGTGATCGTGCGATATGAAGATTTTAGCACGATTTATTTATTCGATGAAAAAGACAGGGCAATCGGTTCGGTAAAACAGAAGGTTGGCATACATGGGGCCTTAGCAGACCAAACACCTGAGGACATTAAAAAATACAACCGAAATAAAGGCCGTTTAAATGGCATTAAATCGCAAGCCAAAAAGGAAAACGAAAAGTTGCGTGATGATGTGCAAAGATTATCTCCCCATGCTTTTGAAGCTTTAAACCCGCTGATTACACCTAAGGATGTTTTGAGTGAGGCCAAAAGAATCCGCGAACTTAAACAACGTGCTGAGGAACTTGGGATTGAACTTGAAAAAGTTGAAACTGGAAGAAAGCCAAAAAACATGATACCGAATTCTTTGCAGGAGCGGGAAGCAAAATATAAAAGTGCATTCTACATAGAAAACCACAAGGTCAGAATGATAGACAGAAGTGAGGAGGAGGATGAAGACTTTTAAAAAAATAAAAAAAGTGCCGTATTACTAGAAACGGCACTTTCGCCTTTTTCAATTTTCTAACCTTAAAAATAGCTTATGACAAAAGTAACACAACAAACCGGACTAGACAAAAAATCTATCCAAGATGCAATAATCGAGTATTGTAAGACAAGAAATATCAGTCAAAATGAACTTGCCACTCAGTCAAGTGTGAGTTCGGCCACGATCAGTAAAATGATCAAGGGAAATTGGGATGATATTAGAGATGGTATTTGGCGCAAAGTATTGATAGTGGTAAGTGACGGCATTGACTTGGTCGTTACCAGTGACCATGAAGCTATCAGAAAATTATGCAGGCGTACCAAGATTCAAAAATACATGGTTGGCATTACGGGGGAAACGGGTGTGGGAAAAAGTACTACGCTGAAAGAGATTAGCAGAAGGCCAAATTCGTACTATGTTTCATTCGATAAAACCATGAGATCGAAGCAGTTCTTTATCTCCATACTTAGAGAAATGGGGATTGCATTTGATGGTAGCATACATGACATGGTGAATACCATTGCCAACGAGCTCAACACTCAAGACAGTCCTCTACTGATCATTGATGAATCGGGAAAACTGACTCATAACGTAATTCTATACCTACATGTGCTTCGGGACAAGACAAATAAGAATGCCGGGATTGTATTGGCCGGAATGCCTTATTTTAAAAGCAGTCTGATCAAACAAAGCAACAAACAAAAGGAGGGCTATGCTGAATTTTTCAGGAGAATAAACCTGTGGCACGAAATGCAGGGCCTTACAAAAGAAGAAGCCCGCTACGTATGTCTACAAAATGGGGTTACCGACCCTGAAACTGTCAAAGAACTGTCTGTAATAAAGCGATTTGGCGACCTCATGAACCGGATTTTGCTATACAAAGAATATGAAGCATGACAGAAGCGCACAAAACCCGCTTAAAAGCGCACATTTTAAACTTAAACAAATTATACCTATGACAAGCTACAATTTAAAAAAGCCCTTTACCGGGTCTCTAATCACGCCAAAACAGATTACGAAGCTTCATGCTCTGCTCACAGAATCGAGAATGATGGATAATAAGCAGGCACTTGTACGCGAAGTGACTAACGGAAGGGCTACAAGTAGTAAAGAACTTACCTCTTCAGAGGTTACTGTTCTTATCAATTACTTGGAAGATATTTTGGGGAAAGACAAGTTGAGGGGAAAAATATTCGCGCTGGCCTATGCAGCGGGTATTATTTATGGTGATACCGTTGATGATAAAAAAATGAACTCCGCAAAGCTGAATTCATTCCTTTTGCAGCGCGGTACAGTAAAAAAGGAAATAGGTAAAATGGATAAACATGAGCTTATGAAGACAGTGAATCAATTCGCTGCTATTGTGAAACACAATGAACAAGGCAAACAAAACAAAGTAGTCAATTCATTATTAAACGAACTAAACCTAAATGTAAAATGAAAACAGATTTAACGGAACATGAAATCGCGAACTCGCAACTACTAGCCGACATTTTGAATGCAGATGGTACTGATTCAATTATCGAAAAGCTAAACAAACTCAGTTATAGGTATAGCTTTCTGGTAATAAATGAACTAGGAAAGGATTTAGGCAAAGAGCTTTCGAAAGAGGCAAGCGATCATATTTATTTGTTGGCTCAGCTAATTGAAGCTTTCAAAGAAAACTCGCAACTACTAGCCGACATTTTGAATGCAGATGGTACTGATTCAGTCATCGAAAATTTAAACAAACTCAGTTACAGGTATAGCTTTTTGGTAATAAATGAACTAGGAAAGGATTTAACCAAAGAGCTTTCGAGAGAGGCAAGCGATCATATTTATTTGTTGGCTCAGCTAAATGAAGCTTTCAAAGAATTGGAATTTGTAGAGAAAGTGTAATGGACACAGTTTTTAAAGTAATGATACCCTGTTTTAGTCCTATCATGAATTTAACTTCTTGCGTTCACTGCTAAATGACATTATTTTTATGCGAAATACAGAACGATTGGAAAAAAGAAATCTAGCAATTCTTAAAAAGTACGAAACGTTGTATGATGTTAAAAGGAAAAGACATGATGATGTTATCAAAGAATTGGCGGACGATTTTTTTCTTGAACCCGATACTGTAAATCGGAAAATCAGAAAGACGATTAGAGAAGTGAACAAAAATGGAGAAACGCAAAGGGGGGGTTAAACCCCCCTTTGCGTTTTATGTAAACTAATAAAATAAAGTATGAAAGCGAAAAAAGTGAAGAGCTTGAACGATCTAATGATTTTAGATTTTGAGGAACTTGTACAGTCAGGGCATGACGAAGAGTTGAGGAACAGGTATCCGGAGGAATACAAGAAAAAATCGACTGAATCTATCAACTGTTACAAGCTAGCTCTGGCTATGAATATGAATTATGAAGAGCTTATGGAAAGCGGGTTTGCAACCATACTAAAGAAAAATGCTCCTGAGGTATACAAGCTTAAATTCAAAGAAGCATTTGGCAAAGAGCCTACCGTTACTCCATAAAAAAGGGCAAAAGCCCCCCTCTTATTCAAACAAATTGGATCATAATAGACCTTTTATTCAAATAAAATATACTCAATTACCTTAAATGACGATACTATGAAAGGCCACGATCAAGTAAGTAATGAAGACATAAATGAGGTTAGTAAGATTTTGAATCTGACAGCCCCAGTAACGGAAAAGGATTTAGAAAAGGCAGTCGAATTAGCTGTTAAAAGAGGCGATAAGAAGGTGCTTAAAAGGCTTTGGCCTGTCTTAGATCGGATAATTAAAAATGGCGGTTTCGGCAACAAAGTAAAATCACTTTTTAGATAATCTTCAATCTATGAATTTACAATTTTATATAAATCTCAAAGACATGATGAGCGGTGGCCTTGTGAAAATGGCGGCTACTGCACAGAAAACTTCTGCGGCCATCAGGGGAGCCAACGGCACCCTCTCGCAGAGCTATGATGAAATCAGGAATAAAATAGGGCAGCTTGAAAGTGCGATAGGGAAAAGCAGAAGTGTCGCCTATATACGCGAGGCTAGATCGGAGCTGGCATTGCTGCAAAAGCAATCTATGAATGCGCCTGGTAATGTTGGTTCGCGAGGCGGAGGGTTTCTTGGTGGAATACTTAGGCAAGCCTTACCGATGTTAGGCGTAGCTGGAGCTTTAACGTTTGGCCAAGCTTCTGTTAATACGGCTTTAAGCCAAGATAGCGCAAGCCGAGCAATCAATTTTGCTACGAACGGGCAAGGCAATGAATCTATCGCAGGCGTAAAAGCAATCAACGAAAAATACGGATTAAGCAATGAGGCGGGGCTTGAAGGATTTAAAACGCTAGCGGGATCAGTGCGAGGAATGAAACTTCCGCTAAGCGAAACTTTACGCATTTATGAAAGTGTCGGTGCCGCTGCTGGAGCAATGGGTGTAAATGGGGAAGCTCAAAAAGGAATTTATTTGGCACTTGGACAAATAGCAAGTAAAGGGACTGTAAGTGCAGAAGAGCTAAGAGGTCAAATAGGTGAAAGGTTACCCGGTGCCTTTGGCATTGCGGCAAAAGCAATGGGTGTAACTGAAAGTGAGCTTGGTAAGATGATGCAAAAGGGAGAGCTTTTAAGTAAAGATTTCTTACCAAGGTTTGCTACTGAAATGCAAAATACATTTGGCGCAGCTGCTGTGAAAGCGGCAGACGGCCCACAAGCTGCCTTCAATAGATTTGGTAATACAATTCTGAAGGTTAAGACAGCCATCGGAGATTTTCTATTGCCTCCATTGGTTTCCATGATGAATATTTTCACTGAGTCGGTTCACTGGATGAAAGAAAACTCTACTTGGCTTGGTTTGTTGGCGTCTATGGTAACCGGGGCGGCAGTTGCCTACGGCATATATACACTTGTGGTGGGCGGAGCTGCGTTGGCCACTAAAATTTGGACAGCAGCACAATGGTTGCTGAACGCGGCCATGACAGCTAACCCGATTGGCATTGTGGTAGTAGCCATCGGAGCATTGGTGGCGGGTGTGATGTATGCGTGGAATAAGTTTGAAGGCTTCCGCATGTTTTTGTTTGGTCTCTGGGAATCGTTCAAACAAGTATTCACGAACATTGGCGAATTCTTTAAAAAGATATTCTCACCGATTTTTGAAGCGATTGACGCGATTAAAAAGGGTGAATGGGGTAAGGCCGCTCTGGCTACGGGAAAATTGCTTTACAATATCAGCCCTATTGGCTTAGTACAAAATGCAGTATCGTTCACCCGTGATGGCGGCTTGACAAAGGGCGTTGGTGACGCGTATACGAAGGGAAGTTTACAAGGAGCTGCCAGCTTTGCGGCATCCAAGGCAGGTGATACGCTTGGAGATGCCGCCACACCGGGCACGGCAAATGTAACCAGCCCGTTTTCTCCTAGTAAACAAAGCACCGAAGGGGCTGACGCTATTGGGCGCGAGGTGACCAGCGGTGGGCCGCGCGTGATAAATATAAACGGGGTAAAGTTTGCCGACACGATTGAAATCAACAGCCAGACGATTGGCGAAGGCTTTGAGAAGCTAGAGCCGAAGCTGAAAGAAATGTTTTTACGTTTGTTAAACAGCGGTGCAGCCGTAGCTGGATAAAAGATAGTATTTAATTAAGAAACCAATCAACCCCCCCACACAAAATGGAAAAGACTAAGCGAATTCAATTAAGCTCAAATGAAGCCTTTATTAAGAATCAAAGTGAGTTCAATCAAACAGTGAGAAACCAAATCACCGAATTGATTACAATATTTAATCAAATAGGTATAGGTGAGTTCGATTTATCTGAACTTGAAAACGTATGGACTGGAAGGCCAGAACCAATTGTGAGCCGAAAATCTTCTCAGAAGTTTAAGGATGTGGAAATTAATGGACTTAAACTTAATCCGGATAAGGTATTTGAAATGGTTGGTTTAAATGCCTCAGCGTTCATTGCAAAATACATTGAGTTTCAGAAATTCATTAGGGAAGAGGTGGCGCAAATTTCCGTTTCAAAAGGAACTGGCATTTCATTTGATCCTAAATTTTTCACTCTAGAAAACTCGATTGTCGAAATTAATTCTAGCTATCAATCTCAGTGGAATGATAAAAACGCCCATGTCTTTACTAACAACGAAACTCAAGCCGCAGTATTCACGACACTAAAAAATATATGTGAAGGCATCAATAAGCTTAAATCAATTGAAAAATTGAAAGTTAAACAGGGGTTTAAAAACCTGCTTGGTGAGGATTCTGAATTTGCCGAAATGATTAAATGGAACGGGAACTCATACGAACCTAACACTAAATTTATAATCAATCTATAAAGAAAAATTATTTCAACTTATGAAAGGCAATACAAAAAAAGGTGGTGCACGCGGAATCCTTTCTCTTCACAAGTATGTATTTAAGGAGTCTCAAACATCGCCCTCCATCGAAAATAGAGGCCGTAGCAAAGAACTAATTGCCAAACGAAATGAATGCCTCTTGGATAGATACTATTACTATAGCAACTTTTCAATACCCCTACAAGGAAAGATTGAAGGGAAGCTAGACTATCATAGTATTCTCAAACTTTTGCAAGAGGAATTTTTTATCAATGGTGAGTTTACCATACCGCAATTGATTGAGTCGTGTTATGATGTACTTATAGAAATTCGCAATAAGAGACCGGGTAAAAGCTATTTTAAGAATAGATGGCCTCATATGATTTGGTGATTTTTAAAATGCGATATTCAAATAAAAGACTAACGAAATGAAAAGAAAAGCTATTACAAAATTAGAAGAAAAAATCATCATTCATGATTTAGAAATCGTTAGTGCCAACAGGAGCGTAAATGATATAGGCACTTTCTCAACTGCACTCAATGGCGCGGAAAGAATTCAAAGCCCTAACAGAGTACTTTTGTATGATTTGTATAGCAGTATTATTATTGACGGTTTTCTGTCCGGGATAGTCAGCAAAAGAATTGATTTTGTTTTGAATAAGGAGATTTTCTTCCTTGATGATGATGGTCGCCATGTTCCTGAAATTGATCATCTGATACGTAGTACAGTGTTCGATAACATTATTCGTAAAGTAATGGAGGCCAGATTTTGGGGCGTTAGCGGATTGGAATTCGTTCCAGGAGCGGACGTAGTTTTTAAGGAAATTCCAAGGAAGCACATTGACCTTAAAAACAAAAGGTTAACCTACAATCAATATGGCGGTGACGGAATTTCTTACGATGGCTTATCAAACCTATTTATTGTAGGTAAAGAAGGTGACCTTGGAATACTTCTGAATTGCGCGCCTTCAGCTATTTATAAGCGTGGTGTTTTGGGTGACTGGGCTCAGTTTATTGAGTTGTTTGGTCAACCCGTGAGGATCATAAGCTATGATGCTTATGACTTGAAGACAAAAATCGAGGTGAAGGAAATCTTGAATGAAAGTGGAAGTTCTCTAGCTTTAATGATTCCAAAGCAAGCGGAATTTAAGATGCTGGACGGCAAAGAAAGCAATGCTAACGGGGAACTTCAAGATAAATTTGTGAGGATGTGTAACTCCGAAATGTCCGTTGTGGTCTTGGGAGGAACTGAGTCCTCAAGCAGCAATAGGGGCAGCGGGCACGCTCAAAGCCAGGTCCATGCTGAGCAGCAAATGGAAATCATTAAGAGCGATTTAAAGTACGTTAAAGGGGTCTTAAATAGTGCTAGATTTTTAGGCATATTAAAAAGCTACGGATATCAGGTTGAAGCTGGCAGGTTCGAGATTACAAAGGACGTTGATTTAGCGGCCTTAAAACTTAGGGCTGAGATCGATGCAACGGCTGTAAACGATCTCGGTGCTGTGGTCGATGATGACTATGTATATAGAACCTATGGCATCCCCAAGCCCGATAATTATGAAGAATTAAAAGCCAAAAGGGACAAAGGCAATTCATCTAACCTATCGGGAGACATAGAAAACAGTCTAGATAATTTTGCCACTGAAATAAATCGGATTATGGCTAAGAAAAGTACGTTCTGGGGGAAGATTGAAAACATTTTTAGTTAAATTTTATGGGTGTCCCTTTTTCAATTTTATGAAAGTCGGACATACATTTCCAACATAAAAATAAAAGTTCTTCTAAAATTTATTTTCTAAATTTCAGGTATGAAAAATAAGACCTTACGTATTGCCCTTTCAATTTTCGGGCTAATTGGAATCTTTTTTTTAGATT